AAACAAATGTATTATTTGGTATGCCAGTTCCTGATACAAATTGACCTTTGACAATTCCCGTTGCTGAACTTACAACAAAAGTGTATGCACTCGGTGCTCCCCCGCTAGAAAATGTTGGGCTTGCTATGGCCGATGTTGTTGCTGTATTTTGGCTGATGACAACAGTATTTGCAGTGACTCCACTTCCAGTTAACACCATTCCAGAATTGATTGGGCTTGTTGTAACTGCGGTAACTGTTAACGTTGCCAACTGGGCTGTCACAGTTGTACTTGTTTGTGTAAAATAATTATTAATTGTCCAAGTACTGCTCGATGCTGTACCTGTGCCAGTTAAATTGGCAACAATATAAGTTCCGGTTGGGATAGATCCGCCGCTTAAACTTTGTCCCACTACTAATCCTGCACCAGTTGGAGTGCTAGTAACTGTTAGCGTTGACCCGCTGACACTACCGGTAAAAGTCACTGCTGTAGCAACTGCTACGGATCCAGTAAAACTGGCAGTACCGGTTGTTTGATTAAATGTTGTTACTGCATTTGAAACAGTATTGGTAATATTGTTAGCATTGACTTTGATATTACCAATAATGATTCCGCCAACACCAGTTGTAGCAAATTGTATATCTGCATTGTTTACTGAGTCGGTGATTGTGTTACTGCTGAAAATTAAGTTGTTGGTTTGAAAGTTGGCAACATTGATTGTGTCAAAATAACTGGTTGTAGAATATACATTGTTCCAGTATAAGTTAGATGCACTGCTACCCAAGTTGTATGTGGCAGTTGTGGCTGGAATTAAATCACTGCTAATACCTGCGGTAATGGCCACAGTATCGGTGGTTTGATCACCAATTGTAATGTTGCCTTTAATAGTAACGGTACCATCAACTGTTAAATTGCCCTGTGTATATAAGTTACCAGTAACAGTTAAATTATTGTTAACAATTACTGCACCAGTGCCAGTTGTAGTCAAGCTAATATTTTGATTAGTAGCAATTGTACTTAGAGTGTTGGCTGTTAATTGTAACTGTCCAACTTGTAAGATACCTTGATAAACTACTGGATTTGATCCGCCAGCAGTTAAGTTAATTTGATTGCTTGAACTAGTGATACTGTTGGATGTGAAACTAATCAACCCAAGTGTGCTGGTATTAGTTACGTTTAAGGTAGAGCTACGGACTGTTCCGTTAACTTGTAAATCGTGTGAAGGAGTACCGGTATTAATACCAACGCGGCGATTTGTTACATCTAAGTACAATAGATTCGTCTCAAATGCCAAGTCTACACCATTACGAAGTAGATTCGACTTTAAGAGCGGACCACTAATTCGACCAAGGGCCATCTGCCTCTCCTTTACCACCGACTTTCACGGATATAGCCACCTTGCATAGCGGGCCTCGCTGTTGAGTATCGTAAAAACTTGGTCAGTTCTTACAGTAATAGTATTTAGCGGTTTGGGATTTTTAACCTAGTATAAGGTCGTAAATTACGGCATTGTCGCTCATGTATTGAGCATCCGCAAGCGCAATATTTCCGTTGGAATTCTGCCAAGCAGTTCCGTTATAGATTTCTAAGAAACCTAGATCCGTGTTATAACGAGTAGTGCCTGTGATAGTAGTATTACGCTGGGCTGTGGTGCCTAAAGGAAAAACAGCTCCGTTTGTACCAGCAAAATTTACATAGCCGTCATTGGTGGAAAGCAAATAATACGGAGCATTATAAATTCTGTTAGTATTATTGTTTAGATTACTACCAGTAAACGGCACAAGACCATTGAATACAATATTACCATTGCCTTGTGCAATGACTGTGATATCATTAGCAATATTAGTACTGTAAATGCTATTATTAGCGATCGTGATTCCGTCTAACACTGCTCCGGTTGTGTTTATACTAGTACCGTTTAGCGTTTTAGCATAAATGTTATTCCACTTTTTACTAGACGACCCTAAATTATAAGTGTTAGTAGTCTTAGGAATTAAATCTGAATTTTCGTCTGCGGTAAACGCAATTGTATCAGTTGTTGCATCACCTAAATTGATTACACTACCTGCAATATAGTTGCCGTCAACTGTTACATTACCAGTAACATAGGTTAAACTGCCAACTCCAGTAACTTGCATGTTGCCGTTAACTTGAACAATTCCAATGTTATCCGGAGTTATATAAATGTTTTCGTTTATAGTTTTGGTAGCAATTAATCTGTCAGTAATGTTAACATTTGCACTGCCGACGCCGTTGGCTATAATGGTTGGATTGCTTGATTGATTAGGAGTTACATTTAAAGAAGTACTGGCTAATTGAATAGTATTACTGCTAATAGTCCAAGTAGAATTAGTAGTAGTTACGCCGTCAACTATTAAATTAACAGTTTCTATTGTTTGGTCGCCGGCTAGTGTTCCTAGGTATAATGCTTCAGGACTAGTACCGTAATTGTTGATACCAATGCGATTATTAACAACATCTAAGTATAATAAATCAGTATCAAACTGAACATCATCTCCGTTGAATTGCAAATTAGGAGACAGTAATTGTCCGCCAATTCGGCCTAAACTTTGTGCATATTCTGGCGAAATATCAAGGGCCATACGTTACCCCTTAATTATCAAAACCTGAGATAACTGTGATTGGTTTTGTTGCGGCCGCCGGTCCTGTGAAACGAACATAGTAACCCGTAGGCAATGTCATTGTAATATCTCTACCTACAGCAAGATTGCCGGTAGTAGCATTATTAATGGTAATTGTGTTGGTAAAACTGTTAACTGCTGTAACTGTTGTGCTGGCCGCAAACACTGTTCCGTTTGCACTGCTGGTAAAAATTACAGTTCCAGTTGGTGTTGAATCTGGCGGTGCGCTAAGAACAACAACAACTCCACTAGCACTAACAACAGTTTGGCCGCTGTTAAATCCAATACCGTTTACATACATTCCTGCAACAATACTAGTGGTACTAGCAACAATTAAATTGGTGCCGCCACCCCATGATGCAAATGTAATTGTACCACTTGGTGTACTATTTGCCACTGCATTTAAAACAAAACTTGTAGTAGCAGAACCGCTAACAATATATTGTCCTGAACGGAATCCTGTTGTATTAACAATAGCTTGACCGTCAACAAATGTTCCAGATTTAGTACTAACTACCATAGTTGTACTAGCAACGCCGCCACTAATATAAGTAGCAGTAACGCTGGTTGCGCTAACTGTTGTCGATACGGTTGTAGTAGGTGCTGTAGTTGCTATTGCTGAACCAACAATAATATCTGCAACACTGTTTAAAATAATACTAGTGGCTCCGCTATTTGCCAAAGTATTAACTGTTGTATTAACAGTTGGATTTTGTGCAATTAAATAGTTGGTATTAAAAATTTGAAAAACGTTTTCAACATAAATCATCAAATTGGCGCCAGTCCAAGTGCTACCGCTTTGTACTACCGCTGGTGGTGCAGGACTTAATGGGCCGTATAATGTGCTGATACCGTCGCCGGCTCCTAAACTCTGTAGTAAAATACTGTTTGATTCTTTATATCGAAGACTACGCCAACTAGAACTTTGATATACTTCAACTTCGTTAGTACTTGTATTAAGGCGCATCATGCCGGCCGTAGGACTTGCCGCACGTTGAGCTGTAGTACCGCTTGGCAATTTTAAACTACCAGGAGTATTAAATTGCACTTCGTCAGCTTTGGTAATAACCAGCCGCTGATCGTGCGGTGCTTTAGGGTTAAGATTTATGTTTCTTAAAAATCGCATTATACGCTCAATGTGCTTACAGTAGCAACAAGACTACTAATATTCATAATTGTTGTTCCGGACCCGTATGTTCCAGGATCGGCTGTGTAACTTAGTTGAATTGTGGTAGTTGTACTTGCTGTGCAAGCATATACGCCATTATACAATGCATTACCGTTGCCAGTAATTGCAAAATAAAATCCAACTCCGCCGCTAGTTCCTAAACTTGCTGTTGTTGGAATATTAAATGTAACAAGATATGGGCCCGTTCCACTTTTTGCACTGTAGCTAGTTACTGTTAGACTAACAGCGTTCGGCGTAACACCTGTTGGTGCGCTACTAGTAGCTACCAGCGTATCGCCGTTACTCATGATAATTTTTTCATTGTCAAATGTAAATGTTTCGCCTGCAGGTAATGGTAATGCGCTAACAATCATGTTGGCAAAATTGGGAGTGCCGCCGCCTGGAACTATGAACAAATTTAAATTACTTTGGCCAACAGTTGGGGTTGCCGCACTATATGTGTTTACATTTGAAACAATCAAAGTGGTAATGGCAGTATTACCACTACTAGTATATAATACTGTATTTGCCGCGTTAATTGCTGTACAAGTTAATGCCATATTCTGTCCTTAAAATATCATACTTAAAAGTAATGCTCGATTCTTTGCTACTAACTCGTCGGCATAGTTTGTACTATTTACAAAAAATATTCCTGACTTTCCCGGGCCTGGAGTAACATTTGAGTATACTTTAGTTCCACCCGATGTATATGTCGGTAATGATTGATTATTAAGAGTTAGTGTGGCCGCCACTGCTACGTTTCCGTTATTTGCTCCTAATATTAAATCGTTTGACACGTCATAATTTTTAATAGTGTTTGTTTTGATTTTTATGTTATTGATATAAAAACCATTATTATTTAATTGGGCTTGTATAGTGCCGTCAACTTGGAATATTAATTGACTAGTTTCAGCTATAGGTGTTGGGTCTGCCGGGCTAAATGGCTCAGTGTAAGTGGCCGTTGTTGGATTTCCGCTGGCCGCTTGATTTAAAGTCCAGGTTAATCCGCTTCCAGAAACAATATAAGTTCCAGCAGTAACACTGCCACCACTTAAAAGCATACCAACCTGGACTGGGGAGCCAGTAGAAGCTGTAAATGTCAATACGCCAGGAGTAGCTCCAGAGATATTGGCGCTAGTTAGTGTTGCAGTACGTGTAGCACTGACACTAGAATCAAACGCACGGATAAGAGTATCAGCAGTGTAAAGTTGATTAACATCTGCAACACCTGGTTGGAATATTCCTGCCGCTACATAATTAGTAACAAATTTTCTGTTAGGAATATGATCATCTGATGTTACTCGAGCATAATAAGGAACACTTCCTACTGTAGCTGTGCCGCGAGCAATGTTTAATACGTTTAAACTATTATTCAAGTCAAAGTTAATATCAAAACCTGCTTGTGTACCAACTGCGGCCAGTTGAATACTTGTCAACGCACCGTCTGCGGTACGTGCTACAAATGAACCCGGCGCACTAGTTCCTAAGTTAGGATCATAGTGCGTTACAGATTCATCAAAAATAAATTGAGCGGCTGACAATATGCCGCGATTAATCTGAATACCCGAACGATAATTATTGGCCGCACTGATACCTGAATTAGCATCGCCCGGATTATAATTTAATTCAAAAATAACATCTTTTACATAACTGTCTACAGATTCAAGATAAGTTGTTGTACCTATAACATCCAAGTTTCCTTTGATAGTTACAGTTCCATAACTTACAGGAGTTGCTGATTGACCCACAGTGTCCAATGTGATATTGGCAGACGTGGTCGCAGATCCTACAACAACTTTGTAGTCTCCGTTACTTATTTTTACTATTCTTGACATTAGTTATCCTAAACGGGGAGCTTGCGCTCCCCTGTTAGTTATTAAGCGTTTTCTATTTGACAAGTTGTTGCTGTTGCTGTTCCAAATGTCCATGGAACTGCCGCACCATCAGTATATATTGAACCTGTACCGCGTGTCAACGTGGCATTATTTTTTGTTAGTTTAGTAACAAAATATGTACCAGCCGATGCATCAGTAGCTTTAATACTACATTCGCCGGCCGCTGTTGCAACTGAAGATTTTAATGTTAGGATACCAGTACGTGTACCGTCTGTAACTTTATAACGACGTGTTGAAACTTGTTTAATAATATCAACTGTAACAGCTGAACCACCAGTTAAGAAACCAGTCATAACTATTGCATTTTCTTGATTAGTTGCTGTACCAACATTGCCGGTATCAGCGGCCGCTACTGCTGTTACTGTCAATGTACCTTGTGTACCTGTTGACAATGTTACTGTTGGAACTGATGTATAACCAGAACCTTGTTCAGTAATTGTAATTCCAGTGATTGTACCTGCGGCCGCAACTGAACCACCTAAGGTAATTACAAGATCGTTAGTTGATGTAACACCACCTAATAATGTACCGTCAATAGTAACAGTGTTACCTGAAGTATAACCAGTACCTTTTACGGTTGCTGTGATTGTTGTGTTGGCCGCATAGCTTGTTCCGCTAGCTACTGTAACTGTAAAAGTAGCACCTGAACCAGAACCGTTTGTAGCCTTTTGTGTCACAGTATATGTTGTACCTGCAACACCAGCAAATGTACCAGAACCAGCAAATGTTGTCACGTTAGTACCAGAAGTACCAGCCGCAATAGTTAACAATGCACCTGCTGGGCCTACTACTAAGCTACCTACTGCTGTTACACCACCTGGCTCTGATGGAGCACCGATGCTGATCTGTGTAGCACCTGCGGTATAACCAGATGAGTTGTTAGCGGCACCTAATGTAATACTACCGATACGGAAACCGCCAATACCGTCATCAGTTGTTACACTTGATGAACCAATGTTGCGATTACCAAAATATTTTTTATGTAAAGGACGTCCCATTTTATTTTCTCCTTAAGAAATAACGGCGTTCTAGGCCGTACGCAGTTGGATATCTGCATAAAATCCACACCATGTGGATCGTACTATGTATTTAGCTGGAAACGAAAAAGGACTTCCGAAGAAGTCCTTTGTCTTATAACAATAATGCTACATTCAGATTAACTGAATTTAACGTTACCTGAAGTGATAGCAACACGACCCAAATAGTCAGCCGCATTACCTAAGCTGGATGCTGTGTTAGACAACTCAACATAACCATAACGTGTCATGAATGATACGACTGGTTCAAATGTTGATGGATCTAGTACAACGCCTGAACTCATCAATGGAATGTATGGGCAATAGAACGCTGGAGCATCAGATTCTGAAGCACCTTTGTAGCCAATCAATACATCTTGTGAGTCACCAGCATAGCTGTTTACATACACTTTCATTGCATTGTTCAATGTACCAACATACTTGGTGTTTGTTGGTGCTTCGAATGTACCTTCTGTTGTACGAGCAAATGCGCTTGTAGTAGCAGATTGTAGAATTGTCAATGCAAATGGGCTAACAACAGCATAGTTACCAGCACCACGACGTGTACGCTGAGCGATCAAGTTAGCAACACGGTTGATCTGAACTGCCAATGCGGCATGCTCGTCACCAACGAATGTAGCTGTACCAGATACAGCGGCTTGGTCATAAGTCTGAGTAGCTGTACCTGCTAATGAAAGCAAGCTAGCCAATACTTCTTGGTCAATTTCAGCAGTAATTTCTTGTGCTAAAGCGGCCATAATTTCTGCTTCTACGTCAATACCTTGTTGAGCTTGTGCATCTTGCGCGGCTTCGAAAGTCCAGCGAGCTGATAACTTACGAGTCTTTGCTTCAACAGTTTGCTTCAAGATTTGAATTGACATGCGCTTACCAGCTTGACCTTCTAAAGTTGCTGTTGAAGCACCTTTAGCTGTAGCAGAGTCATTGCCTGAATAAGCTTCAGCAATCTTGAATGGGCTTAATGCCTCTTCGCCAGCCGCTGTTGCGGTTGAAGAATCTGCATAACGCACACGCAATGTGTGGATCTGTCCAACTGGACCAGTCATTGGTTGTACGCCAACTAGTTCATTAGCAATGACTGTAGGCATAACGCGGCGAATCACTGGAAGGATTACGCGATTTAGTGTGGCAACGTTACCGGCAGAGGTAGCACCAGCTGTTGGGGATTCCATCAAATACTTGCGAGTATTTTCTAGTGTAACCGACATTACTGATTTTTTAGTGCCGTTTAGGCCTTCTAAAAGTGCTTCCTTAGTTTCTGCCCAACGTCCGTTTAGTAGTTCTGACATTTAAATTCTCCTTAAATTTTTAGTCCAGCAAGACGGCGGATATCAATAATGTTATTGTTCTCGCTCTCACTGCTACGATTGGTGTTGGAAACTTTGTTTCCTGTGATTTCTTTTGCCTCAGTTAGTGCCTGTTTTTGTTTTTGTGGAGCTTTACCTGCTATAACAGCTGGTAGGTACTTGTCAAAACTATCGACTAGCTTTGCTGTTCTCACGCTCTCCATTAATTCACTCATAATTACTTTTTGTTCACCGTTAAGTGGCGCTAGCAATTCTGTCATGATTTTTTGACGCTCAATGCTCTCTTGAAGCTTGTGCGACTCTGCTTTTTTGCTTTCTATTACTTTTTGTGCCATGATTACATGAGCTTGCGCTTCAGATAATTCAGCTGTTTTCAAGTCTATGACTTTGAGCAATTTTGCAGTTTCTGATTTTTCATTTAGGTAACTGGTTTGATATTCTGAAGCAAAAGCCTCAAACATCTTACGACCAAAGTCTGAACGACGAGCTGATTCGATGTCTTCTTTCAAACTGGTAAGTTCAGTCGCTAGACCTTCTGTTACCAATGTGTCGACCATCTGTGCCGCTCTTTGTACAAACTGTTCCTTAACTTTTGCAAGTTGTTCACGTCCTTCACGGACTAAACGTACCTTGGTCTCAGCAAGGTCCTGCTTGTCTTTGTAAAATTCTGTAATTTCACGAGCCAATGCTTCCACTACGAAAGTTTCTAACATTCCAAATTTACTTGCCATTACTTTCTGATCTTCGTGTAGCTCTAATACTTCACTAGCCAACTGACGTGTAACGAATTCCTTCATTGTGTCAGCGTCTTGTTTCATCTTAGTAGCGTACTTGACTTTCATTTCTGCAAGTTGATTACGATCTTCTGTAAATTCAACAATTTCTTGTGCTAATTGTTCGCTGATCATTGTGTCCACAGCTTCAATCATCACTTGTTTGTCATGTTCGTATTTTTTGGAAAATTCTTCGCGTAGTTCTTGAGTCAGTACTTGACGAGATTCGGATAAACGAGTCTCGAAAGCCTTTTCAAGTTCAGCTTGGATCTCTTCAGAAATCACGTTGTTTTCAAATAAACTTTTAAGTGCTTCCAACATGTGATTCTCCTTTTATTGGAGTTTGCTTATTATTGACAATAAGCTCTCTTTGAGATATTTCTGTGCCTTAGGATCACCTTTCACCTCTTGCGCTATGCGCAAGGCATTGAATCCGCCGCGATTATTCATCAAGGCTTCATAAATTGGTGTAGGGTATGCCCCTGGAGCACTAGGTTGAGCCACCATATCTACTGTGATGATCTCAAAATCCGATACTTCACCCGATCCGTCACTCTTGACGTTACCGGATCCCCTGCTGGAGACACCTAATTTCACGCCGCTTTCCAGCATTGTGCGAATTAGTTGCCCCATAGGAGTTGGTAAAATTTTAAGTTTACCATAACCATTTGGGCCGTCCATCCACATGTTTGTTATCATGTGACTCACACGGTCCAAATTTATTTTTAGATCATCTGGATGATCCACTTCCCCGAGAACTGAATAGCCGTTTTGAATCTGATCGTTAAGGGTTTTGACAGCCTTGCCAATCTCTTGAACAGGATATACACGCTGGTTAGCGTTTTTTATACCGCCCTGGATGCAAATCCCGGACATGTATAAACTTTTCCCATCTTTGTCATCAGACTCAACGACCATTTTTGCTTCGTTGAAACTGAGATTCTCTCGGAGGTATAGTGACATACTTTAGTATAGTCTCTTTTTAATTACTTACGTGCATTAAGTGGGCTACGAGTATTAGTTGAACCAGTTACTGATCCAGCTTGAGCACCTACGTGCTTACCGTCGCCCTTCTGAGCTTGCTTCTCTGCACCGTGACCTGGTTGTGAAGTTTTAAATGCAGTCTTGCCAGCTTTGCCGCCTGGAACATTCACATTGCCTTTGGCATCTGGATTAGGAACTACGTTTGGCTTAATTACGCCATTGCCTTGAACTGTTGACTTAGCGCCGATATCAGCACTGACTTCACGATGGCCTTGAGCAATGTTAGAAGCTGTGCCGCCCATGTCGTTCTTGCTGGCTACGATTGACTTGGTGTTTACACCGTTGTCGCCGCCAATGTTAGCACCAAAGCCACCATTAACTTTTTCAATGTACTCACGGATCAAACGCTCGTCATCTTCAGCAAACTTATGTGTTACTGTTAGATTGTTGCCGCTTTCCATGTCCATAGGCTCGTCATAGCTTTCGTCTTCTACGCCTGGCTCTGCACCAAATTCGTCACCTGCTGGCTCTTCGGAACCAAATTCGTCACCGCCCATGTCATCACCGCCCATGTGCTCTTCGCCTTGTTCGCCGGCCATTAGCTGTTCGAACTCTGCTTTTAGATCTTCTAAAGCATCTTCTAAATCTTGTACGCGATCTTCTACATCGCCTTCACCTTCTTCTGAATCGCTATCATCGCTATCTGCATCAACGTCACTTACCATGTCGTCTGTGCTGTCTTTGTCGCTGAAATCATCGCCTTCTGCTGAATCATCTGCAGAGTCATCTGCTGAATCATCTAATTTTTTGTCTTCATCTTCGTCTTTGTCTTTACCGAAATCTTCGGCTAGCAATTCTTCGTAGATTTCACGAGATTTTGCTACTACGATGTTGTGGAATATATCTTTGGCTGTTTGTTGATCTTCGTTGATCAAAGCCTCGAGCATGTGCTCGAATTGTGTACGGTCAGTCATGTTTGTCTCCTGTGAATATAATTACAAGGCTGTAAGATATTTACACGTATCAGCAAAATACATGCTGATATAGTGCAAAATCAGGCCATTTTATACTAAACTGCGTATCATGCCGGTTGAGGCGGCGGTTTAGCGTACATTTTGTTAATAAAAGCTAATTCGTGTTCTTGTTCTAATATATGTGCTTCGCTACCTTTACGAAGTTCATTAATTTGTGATAGAGTTAATCTTGTTTTGCGTGTGTCGGATTTGCGCATGACTGTTTGGTCACGCTGGGGATCGTATCGCAAGTCATTGACATTGCGACCAGAGTCGGACATATTAAAAAGTTCTCTAAGAATCATCTTGTATTTATGCTGGAGGAGGAGTTACACCAGCTGGTGGTTCCATACCAGGAGGTGGAGCTAGAGGATTTTCCATACCAGGAGGAGCACTTAGGTCGCTTGCTCCTTCTACATCGCCTGCAATTCCGCCTGCACTTAGTCCTGCACTGCGTAATTCGCCAGCCGCATCTGTATTTGTAGGACTGCCTTCACCTTGTTCTTCAGCCCACATGCGTTCGTTTTCTGCAATTTCGTCGTCGTTTAAACCTAGGAAACGTTTTAGTGCAAAACGATGACTCACATATGGTATGGCTTGAATAGTATTAAATGTATTGATACGTTCTGTATCTAATGCCGCTTGACGACTGCTTGCAAAGTTTAATGGCTCATTAAACATCAAATCAAACAATGTAGCATCAATATTAACACCACGTGTGTGCAAATAACGTTTAAATTCAACATCAAATGAAGTTGATATTAATGCTTGTAAGCGTTCGCAATACTTGTTAAAGCGTAGTTCTTGAATGTATGCTGTACCAACACGACCATCGTTGTAACTGCTGTTACTGTCGTCTGCACCAGTTGGCAAATAGCTACTTGGTATACGTAACCCACGGAATAACTTGTTGGTAAAGTATTTTAAGTCGTCGATCTCGCCTAAGTTGGTACCACCAGGTAATGTTGTAACATCCGATCCACGTCCGTCTGCTGATTTAGGAAAGAAATAATCTTCATTAATTGACAATGGATTGTATGCTGAATCGATAACGTTTTGACCGCCGCCATTTTGGCTAGGAATTCTACGTTGATGGATCTGGTCTTTGACTCTTTCCACAAACGCCATGGCCAGGTGACTGGGCATGTTACCCACATCTATGTGAAAGATGCGTCTTTCTGGAGCACGTTGTATACGATAGATAAGAATCGCATCTTCTAACAGTTCTTTTTGCTTGTAAACTTTAAAGATGTTTTCTAATAAACTATTACCAAAGGGATAGTTGTTATCTAAGCCTTCGCTTAGTGACAAATGAATAACATGTTCTGCATCAACTGCTACTTCATTTTCTTGTTTGTCCCAGCGACTGCCTGTTGTAGGATATGCTCCAGTCATTCCGCGAGCGGCCATGCCACCTGTAGCTGTATTTGTGTTAGTACCACCACGGTTTACATCTTTTACGTTAGGTGTGATTGCTGTTGCTACTAGATTTTGAAAGTTAGGATTAATATCACGTACAATATACTGCTCCGGCTTCTTGCCTTCGCTTTCGTTGGCAATAATTTTAACTACTTTACTTGGATCAACATAAAACCACTTTTGTGTTTCAGGATCACGAATAAAGAAACTATCACCAAACTTGAATGTGTTACGTAAGATGCGGAAAATACGTACATCAAACTGTTGTAGTTTAACCCACTGATTTAAATATTCACCAAGAATCTTTGTTTCTGCATTAGTAGCCTTGCCGCGCCACATAATTTTAAAGGCCGCACTATGTCCGTCTTTGTTTTTTTGTGTACAAAATTCTGCTAAAATGTCTAAAGCCGCATTAACTTCAGGATCTGCATCCATTGTTTCATACTGATTATAACGATCTATACGATTTGGACTGCCACTGTATACATCTGGCAAATAGCTTGAATAGTTTGTTTTGGCTGGGCCCATTCCTGGGCCTCTGTCGTTGCTGATTATACTACGATTTTGCGAACCGACAGGTACTGGTGTAAAAAATTTCTTCCAACTCATATTATATGTGGTCCTTAAGCGACAACGCCGCCAATTTCTCTAGTATTCTTAGCTGTTTCGTTAGCATGACCCACTGCGTCTTTCATACTTCTATCAACAGATGCCATAATACTACTTATCTGATCTAATTTTTCAATCATTAAATTAGAATCAGGCATAGCACTAGCCATTTGCGCAACTGCCTGTTCCACCTGCTGACTTCCACTGCTGACCATGGCTGGAATATTTTTCAATATTGCACTAAGATTGGGATTGCCCAGTGCTGAAGATATGTTGTTTTGAATCATGCCATCCACTTTGGGCATGAACATTTCAGCGCCACCTTCGCCTACAATATATGGCATTCCGGAATCAACACTGCCGCCACCTGCTTTGCCAGGAAATAACTTTTTAAATGCATTAGTCATTGCAGTTTCAAGATTTGCAGGGAGATCTTTAAAAGTTGTATTAGTTGTTGTAAACAATGCATGTACATCTTTAAGCATTCCAGGTATAGCACTTTGTATATTACCGTTGGCATCTATAACCGGCTGTTGCGATTGCGTAATCATTTTTTCTGTATCCGGATGTAATTTTACTGTGCCATCTTTTTCCTTAATAAACTGAGGTATAGAGTTGTTAAGTGATGTAATAACTTTGTTTGTTTCTGCTCCCACTGTGCGCAACACGCCTTGGGCATCTGCAACAAGTTGAGTTCCTATATTTCTAGGATCTTTCATGTTGTATTCACCTTTATTATCCTTAGTGGCTTTTAGAGTTTCTTCCACACCATTTATCATGACTTTCATGTCTTCTGTTATCATGCCTCTGCTCTGTGCCTGTGCTATTTTTGCCATTTCATCTTTGGCTTGAGCCTCAGACATTCCTCCACCTTCTTTGCTCATCAATTTGTTAAGTTGATTGGTATAGTTGGTATATGCATCCCCAGTTTTTTCTGCAAATGCTTCTAGCGCCATTGCACTACCGTTTGTTTGCATGGCAACAAATTCTGCATTTTTATTTCTATCTTGTGCAAGTATTCCAAACAACTCTTTAGTCATTGCGGCCGCTCTATCTTGATCTTCTTTTCTACTGCTAGTGGTAAGTTTACCAATTTCAACCATTTGTTGTGCGGCTCGTGGGCCATAAGTTAATACCAGCTCGGACATTTTTTCGCTGGTTACAACTCCTTTACCAGCAATGCTTTCATTTAGAAGTTTTGCAACTTCAGGAGGTAAAGCCGCGCCTGCATTTTGCACAGCCCGTACACTTGCTCTCATGGCGGGATCATTGTTTAACACAGCAAGCCTAGCACGAACCCTTGCATCGTTTTCCATTGTTTCAATATTTTTTTGCAATTCTCTGCGACTGATACCTGTCAGCTTGGCCATGGTGTCCATTTCTTGTGCTAAATTCACGGCGCTTTTCACCACTGCTTTCATATCCTCTTCGCTTTTGCTATTCAGATTCTGTCTGCCCATACGTATTTGCAAAGCCAATATTTCATTAGCTTCTTTAGGCATTATACCCATGATGTTAAGCATGGATTGTAATTCAGGACTGTTAAGTGTTTTAGAATAGTTGGCAAATGCATCCATGCCAGCTGTGAGTCCGCCTCCAAATTGAAACATGGCAGGTTTGAGTTTTTCCAATGAGTCGCCAAACTCACCAAATGACAAGCCAGTTTTCATAACAGCTTCACGGAACCCAATAGCATTGCCTGCAAAGTTCAATCCTTCTGTACTAAATTTTCTCCAATTGTCTATAGATTCTACCACAACACCGGCCAATGTACCAAATACTGTACCTACTAATCTACCAGGCTCACCAAAGCTGTCAAAGATGCCTTTGACTGTTTGAGCCGCGTCGCCTAGCGACAGGGTATTACTGGATGCTTGTTTTGCAGTGTTCATAGCCCCACTGAAAATTGCCTTCATGGGGTCAAATGCATCTTTGGCTATATCCAAAAGGCTGGCATTGCCGCCATTTCTAGGTGCGTTATAATTGTTCGAGCCTGCGCCCGCAGTTTTAAACCCTTCAGTAATAGCGGTAGTGATTTGCCGTAATTCAGCGTCAGTCATGTTATTTTTTCCTAGAAATATGCGTACATAAATACCTTACAGTATATTTATCTGGAGATAATAATGGCCACAAACCCATTGAAGAAATATTTTAGACAACCAAAGGTCTATATAGGATTACCTAGTAAAGGCATTTACAATCAACCCGGAGCGTTGAACGGCGATCCAACAAACATTCCTGTTTTTGGAATGACTGGCATGGACGAAATTTTAATCAAAACTCCAGATGCTTTATTAAACGGGGAAGCCACTGTAAAAGTCATTGAAAGCTGTTGTCCAATCATACAGGATGCGTGGGATCTGTGCTTGCTGGATCTTGACATGATCCTCACCGCTATTAGAATTGCAACTCAAGGCAACACTATGCAGGTATCACATGCTTGTACAAATTGCGGCGCAATTAATGACTACGATGTTGAACTGGGTACCGTTATTGAACACTACAGTAAATGTGAATACGACAGTAAGATTGTTTTAAAAGATTTATCAGTTAAGATACAACCGTTGACTTATAAACAATGGACTGAGTTTCAAGTAAAAAACTTTCAGCTACAAAGACAATTAAAACAAATTATGGAAATAACAGATCCAGCACAACAAACTGCACTGGTTTCTGAAATGTATACTAAAATAACGTCTATACAAAAAGAAGCTATATTTTTACAAATTGCCAGCGTTGATACCGGCAATCAAATAGTTGAAGAGCGAGAGTTTATCAGTGAATGGCTTGCTAACTGTGACAAAACTATTTTTGATGCTGTAAAAGCTATAGTTGAAAAAAATAGGATAGCATGGGAAATTCCTAAAATTTCTGCCAAGTGCGACAGTTGCGGAACTGAAAACAATGTGTCGATAACCCTGGATCAAGCAAGTTTTTTCGCGACAGCCTAGTTAGGTTAGATAACACAGATATTGAAGAATATCTAACTAGGCTAGAAGAAGCCATTAAAAATTACAAAACACAACTGTATCAAATATGTTGGTACATGCGTGGCGGTGTAACTATAGATAATTTATTGTTTGATTTAAGTTTAGAAGACATCAAAATGATGAATTCTATAATACAAAATAATATCGAAATTACAAAGAAAAGCGGACTGGCTTTAATTTAAAGATCCAGTAGGCGCTATCATAGGTTTGAAATCTTTTTGTATATCCGCTTTGGCTTTTTCCATGTCAGCATAGCTGGCTAATTTTGGACCAGCTTGTGCGGCTCCGTTAGCCGCAACAGCCGCGCCGGTAGCGGGATTGATTTGGCTAATGGGTATATGCAATTTGTCTTCGATATGCCCAGCCAACCAGTCCCAGGAACCTGCAACACCCTTGCCGCCGAATCTAATCAGCTTCATCAACGACTGTCCTAATAATCCTTGGACAAACTCTGTACTTAAAGATGCTTGTAATGCAAGTATAGCGGCATGCCCTATAATTTTTCCTTTACTGCCAAGGCCTTTTTCGATCACATCTACTAATTTATTCAGCATAGGAGTACCATTGCGAACCCAAATGATAATTGGCTTCATTAAAATCTGCGTGGCGATTATTCCATAATACTGATCACGAGCATTGTCAATATATTCATTTTTTTGTTCTTGTGTGTAGTTGGCAAATGCAGGATTGCTGGCTCTGAATGTTTCCAAATCTTGTTTGGCTATTTGCTCTAATGCATACAGATTCACATTGAGTATGCCAACCAGTGCTGTGATTCCAATGATCTTAAAGATTTTCAAGGATGCCGGGTCATATTTTGTCAAAGATTCTTGAGCCAATGCTTCTGCTTGCTTGGCATTGGCCTTGATCCAAGATTGTGCCAAGGTCTCAATCTGTTGCTGTGTAAGCACAATAGGAGCGGGAGCAGTTTCTACGATTATGTCTAAAATCTTCATGATATGTTATTTATAGTATTGATAGATGTACTGCGTACATCTGCTCTTCGCTTTCGCTCGAGCTTTTCTGTTTCTTTATTGTGTAGTAGTCAAGTGCGAAGCACTGTAAATATTATCTAGATTGTGTAGTCACACTTAGCCCTGACGGGCTAAAAATGAACATTATCTGAGTTGAGCAGTTCACTTAGCGTTTGCACTACAAGCATTTCTGCTCACTTAGGCGGTTGTCCGGTACCTAATCGTGCTGTCTTATTACAACGGCGGGTCTTTATGTATACGCTAACATACATTAAGCCTTGGGTTCTTCACCCTCTTTTAGCCTTTTAAAATATGTTTTCTTTAAAATCAAATGGGTTGTATGTCGGCATATCCCATCAACGTCTGTTACGATAGTGATTTTAAACCCTTCCGCCAAGGTAAGGAATTCCATTGACTGCGATCCGTGATCCAGCTTTAAGGGCACAATTTAGTCGCCTGTGCGGGCTTATTTGGCAGTTAAAAGGCCTGAATTATTGAGCTTTGAGTATATGTGAACCATGTACACGGACAGATATCTGGCCGTTATAATAGTCTTTTGATTCTAGAACTTTGCGGGAAAATTGTTCTCTGGCCTCGAAGTAAGAGCATTGCGCCTTGGATGTGCAGTAGTATAGGATTTCTCGAGTGAAGTTTTCTTTGCCTAATTTCAATACGTCCACGTTTAATTCTAGATTCGAGCCATAATAATCTCGCCAATCCGAATCAATTTTTGACCGTATTTTCTTTTTTTTCTTAGTTCCGTTCTTGAGCTTGACCACCTTGTAAGATGTTTTAGCGAACTTGGCTAATTTTTTGCCTATATACATGCGTCCAGAGATTGTATTGGTTATGAGATATACAAAACCTACGCACTCTTCGGGCAAGGTTTCTATTATAGTATTTTCATAAATCCAAGACATACACTAATTAGTGTCTGCGTCTCCCAACCCTTGCTTCTTCTGAGCCTTGACAGCGTCCACACCGTGACGCCAGTCTTGTATTAATTTTCGCCGTTCACGTGAGATGATACGAATCTGTGCCAGCCAGTATCGTGTTTGTTCTCCAGCACGGCGTGTGCCTCGATTGATCCAACGTTGATTTGCTTTGAAGTACTCGTTAAACGCCCGCATGAGCTGTGTGTGAGTTTCTTCATCTTGTGGAATCATTTCTTAACGTGTTCCTTAGCCAGTTCTGGAGCAATACGATCCAGTTCTTCTTGATGCGCATAGCGAGCAGGAGGATTTAAGTTCCAACTGTCTGATGTGAAAATACGTACCGGTTTCCAGTACTTAGCAATAATATTGTTGATAACAACAATTCCTGCTACTACGATTATAAAACCCAGCATTGTTAAAATACTACCGCCTAAAAAAACGGCCGCCTGATCCATATCCATTATTCTGTTACCTCCAAATCATTTGCGTACGACGTAAAGCCATTTTCTTTAATGACTTTGAGTACATTGTTTACCCGCCCAATCAATTCATCCTTGTGACTGATTAAGAAGATGTTCTTTTTGCGTTCACGGCTCATCTTTTTAAGCACGGCTAACGCACCCTCGACACCGCTAGCATCTAGTCCGTTGTCTATAAGTTCGTCAACAAACAACAAGTTGATCTGCTGATACAAACTTTCCCACACGTCACGAAAACTCCATGACAAACCAAGTATAAGACGGTTACGCTCTCCTCGACTTAGGTTATCAAAATCTAAGTCTTGCCCTAGCTGTGTTATCTCAACTGTTAGGTCATTTTGGAATACCACAGTATGTGGCAAGCCCATCTTATCAAGATAATAAGTCAGACGATTGTTAAGATAAGCTAGGTTTTGATCTATAATCTTTTTGCGTATAAAGCTGTCTTTGCTGGTTAGTAGTTTAAGTAAAAACTCCTGATGGTCTTTAAGCGTGTTAAGCTCATTGACCTTATCCCACGAAATTTCCTGCATGGCAGTATGACGTAATTCGTCAATTTGCTCCTGGTAAGGATCCGTTTCGCCTGCCTTAACAGTCAATTGTGTTTCGAGAGTTTTTAAATTATTCTGATGTTTAAGAGCGGCTTCAACCGTATCATAGTAAGTTTCCGGACGAGTATTTACTTCGCCGATAGCATCTATTTCTGTTTGTATTTTATTACGATCTTTAGTAACTTTATCAAAGTACTTTTGTGCATCAGCCAAGTGTTGTTGAGCTGTGGCAGACATTTCTTCATGTTTGTGATCATGTAGTTCTTGTTCGCAAGCGTGACACTTTTTGTCCTTCAACTTAGCAAGCTCGTCAGCGTACTTTTTTACGCTTCGCTCCGCTTGCGCTGTCGCGCTGTCTAGCGTTGCCCTCTCCTTAGCCAGGCTTTTCAGCTTTGCTGTCTTTTCTTCGAAAAGTTTTAGCTCGCTGTGCTTGGCCAGTTCAGCTTCAATGTCCACACTTTCAAGTTCAATGATAGCCCTTGCAGTTCTTTCAATATCCGCTTCGTGCTGAGTATTCCACGCATGTTGTCGGGTGATCAAACTGTCAACACTAAGTTGAATTTTCTCGTTGGATTTTTTAGCGGCTTCGATATCTGCGCTTTCTTGTAGCACTTGATCTTTAGTTGTTCTGATTAGTTCTTTAAGTGTTTCTGCTTTTTCACTCAAGATAGTTATGCCCAATAACTGTTCAATAATAGCACGTTGGTCATTGGCCCGCATACTTAAAAACGGTTCTGTATAGGTGTTTAGTGCTACAATATGCTTGAACATGTCGTGGCTCATACCTAACAACTCATCTAAGTCTTTTTGTGTTTCGCGCATGTCGCCCTGTGCGTCATCTGTTTCTTCTGCTTGTTGTTCTTGGTCATCCACGAAGAAACGCATGAGTGTCGGCTTGCGCCCACGTTCGATACGATAGTCTATACCGTCTTTTTCAAACATTAGTGTAACTAACATATTTTTGTTGTTAATCTTGTTGATAAGATTATCTTTTTTAATGTTGGTCAAAGCATTGCCAAACAGTGCGAAACTCAGTGCATTCACAATGGTTGTTTTGCCAGTACCATTACGGCTACCGCTGTCATCACCGCCTTGATCCAAGTTTTCACCTAGTACAAGTGTTAGGTTAGCTTTGTCAAACGCAACTCCTTGAGTTTGGTTTCCCACACTCATGAAGTTTTTAACAGTTAATTCTTTAATCTTTATCATAGGCTATTATAGATTTCCAGCAAGGTATTCTTATTATACGTGTCTGAGTCAATGTTTACAATCTGATTGGAAACAATCTGATCTACACTTTCAAACGACTGGATATCAATGTTGGTATTCATCTCAACTTCTTTGCGTTCTGTAATCAAAGTCAGTTCACGAATAGCATAATCCGTAATAAACTTTTCTTTAATGAAACTGGCTTCTTCGTATGAAATATCAATATCCAGTGCAACACGTAGATGTTGTTTGGGTTTGATAATAGTATCAGCTTCGTCAATCAAACGACTCAGTGTGACAGTACGGAATGTGGGTTGGTCGGGCCAACTGTGATATTGAGGTTCACCATCCCACTCCAATATCATCATGCCTCTATCATCGTCCCATGTGTCTGCATAGTTGTGCGGGAAAGCATTGCCAATATAAATCATGTTCTTTTGTTGCTGACGTTTGTGAAAGTGCCCGCTGAATCCCAGTTCGTATCCTTTGAAACTGTCCAATGCAATCTCGCCGTGATCCGGCATTTGTACCATTGCGTTCATAAAGAAGCTGGGTAATTCAAAGTGTCCAAAGATGTACTTGCCACCTTTCTTGCCTATGCTTCGCCATTCATCCCCTACAAGCCAAGGACACAAAGTAACATCACCAATAGTAACGGGCTCGTGTACCACAGTAATACCCGGAATGTACTTGCCAAACTCTACAGAATGGATGTCCCGCTTGTCTTTATAATATAAATCATGATTACCAGGGAAAAAGTAAAATGCATCGAACGCCTTTCCCAGCTTTTCCAAGGCCCGCAAGCTATAGTCCATAGTAGTGATATTAAGACTATTGCGATTGTGATGCCAATCGCCCATAAAAATTCCAGTATCACAGCCTTCCTCCTTTGCCTTAGCAATATACCAATCTACGAAATCTTCGCAGTCTTGATTATGCACACTACTGTTAGATTTTAGCCCAAAGTGTATGTCTGTAAAACAAGCAACTTTTTTAAACAGTTGGGGTTTCTGTGGGTGTGTCATTAGTAGTGTCCTCGTTATGTCGTTTAAGTGCGGCCGCATGTTCTCCAGCGCCGGTACGTGAGTAAGACGGATTCATACCGTTCATTTCTAAAATATCATCACGGATGTTTTGATTACGTTTTTCAATATTAATAACACGGACAAAGCTGTTGGTTACGGCCGCAGTAAAATAAGCAAACGGATTGTCTGATTTGCTTTCATCAAATTGCAAGCCTACTTGTGTTAGTTGTAGTATGGCCTGGCCTCGCATTTCATCGTTGTAAGTATATCCACGAACGTTGCCGCGAGTGGCATATCGCTCACACAGTTTGATCATCATGCGAGCCAGTGTGGGTGTAATTTGTCCGGCATCCTTGTCAAAGTGACCCTTGGCCAACGTGCCCTTCCAGTGGCTTTTGCCCACACAAACCAGTTCGTCTTCGGTGTTGAACTTCCAGTGTTGGAATGGCGGAAAGTTAACTTTGTCTCTATGATCAGCAAGACTTTTAGGATTCTTTTTACGAACAGTATTCAGCGGAATATGATCATATGTCATAACCCTGAATATTAATTCGTGTTTAGTAATTTTTTTATAGTCAACTTCACAATCTGCTTGTTTAACTTTTTCGCCAGCACGTTTGCGTGTTTGATAATCTAAATCTCCTAGGCGTTTGGCTTTATTACGTTTGGCTTCGGCGATCGTGCGTATGTTTATTTTGTCTATATTTGGTATAATTAAGTCATATTGATGATATAATGGATCGGTAAAACTACAATAACTGCTTTTGGATCTATGTATTTCCAAAAGCATATCTTTGTTGTTTAAGTAATTGATTTTCGCTGTCATAAAGAGTCCTCGTAAAGTAAATTATAAACTACGTACATATTAAAGTCAAATAAATAGAGTATCAGGAGAATCAAATATTATGGGTCTATTCAATTCAGTACAAGGTTTAAACCAAGCTGTAGGCAGTGCGGCAACGGCCTTTGGAGCCATCGAAATTGCTACTAGTATACCAAGCCAGCTTGCCGGAGCATTTGATAACCTTGACAGTATACGCTCTATTGGGTTACCAACAGCAGGTGAAGCTGTAGGAGATATTTTCAGTGCAGTGGCAAGTTTTGGCGGAGGCGATGCGCCAAGTAATGACTGGCGAGTAAGATTAAGTTTGCCCAAATGGCCATCCTTTAGAACAAGCCCGGTTCTTAAACCTCTTAAAGATGCTGGCGGCTGTATATTTCCCTATACTCCTGCAATAACAATTAATCAAGCAACCACTTATAAAGCAGTAGCACCTGTACACAACAACTATGCGTTCAATGCTTACCAAAATAGTGATCCTGGTACTATTAATATTGTTGCCCCAATGTTTTGTGAAGATGCAACAGATGCACTGTACTGGGTTGCAATGTTACACTATTTAAGATCAGCTTCCAAAATGTTCAGCGGAAATGATCCAAAAGCTGGAAATCCTCCACCTATTGTAAATTTAAATGCCTATGGAAATTTTGTGTTTAAAAATGTGCCAGTGGTCATTACTGGGTTCAATGTTGCTTTAGAAAAAGATTGCGACTATATTGGATGCAATGTTGTTGGCAGTGCTATGGGAGCGATTTCAGGACTAGCAGATACACTTGGCGGATTATCAGACAATTTTGGTCTTGCCGCAGTAAATGATCTTAAAATATCCGACACACTTGGTGCAATAGGACAGTTGTCAGGATTGTTGGGCACATTTGGAGTTGGCGGATCTGCTAGTGGCGGAGTTACGCATGTGCCTACAAAGAGTACATTTACAGTTAATTTAAAACCGACATACAGCAGACAAAATGTTCGTAAGTTCAGTTTGGATCAATTTGTAACCGGCGGATACATGTCCGGCGGAACAGGATACGTATAATATGTCCGCTCAATACAGTGATCGTAGTCCGTGGTCAACCACACCAATAACTAGAAATCATCTTGACATTTTAAAAATTAGAACAGTCAGTGCAGAGTCTGATGATTTTTTATATACTATACAGCCCCAATATAATCTCAGACCAGATTTATTAGCTTACGATTTATATGGTGACTCTGCGCTATGGTGGGTGTTTATACAACGCAACTTAGATATTTTACAAGATCCTATTTTTGATTTTACTGCTGGCACACAGATTTATATTCCAAAAAATAGTAGCCTCACAGAAATTTTAGGAATTTAATATGGCAACTTCTATGAATGATCGTGAAGTTACGTCAACAGCAAGCTCGCCTGTACAAGTAACTAAACCTGCAACACCTGTTGCATCTGGTGCAGTTTCTGCACTAGCGGCTGGTGCCAGTATTGCTTCTAAATTATTTGGAGGTGCTTCTGGTTTTAAATTGCCTCTAGCAAACCCATTACACAAATATGCAAGTTATACACAGATTTTTACATTAGCATGTATGGGTTCACAAGACATGGCCAATCCTAGTCAAACATTTTTGGCCGGAGGCACACTGCCTATAATTTTAAAAACACAAGGTAGTCCGACTAACCGAATTAAAACACCGTATGGTGCATTTGATTTTTTCATGGATGATGTACAAATTAAAAGCATTTACGGATTTTCACAAGGCACGGGCAATTCAAATGCTACACTATTTGATTTTACAGTATCAGAACCATATAGTATGGGTATGTTTACGATTGCTTTGAATGTTGCCGCACAGAACAAAAAATACAGCAGTTTTCTTGATGCAAATTTTTTATTAAAAATTGAATTTAAAGGTGAAGATCAATTGGGTAATATGGTATCAATACCAAAAACTACAAAATTCTTGCCTATAAAATTTAGGAAAGTAGATATGAGTGTTACTGAATCAGGCGCTACTTATAAATGCCAAGCTCATGCATCATCGGACGGCGCCCATAATCAATCAAATGCAAAATTATTAACTAATATTACTATTAAAGGAAGCAGTGTAATAGAAATGCTACAGCGCGGCCCTGATAGTTTACAATCGGTGGTTAACAGAAGATTGCGAGAAACTGCATTTCAAGCAGAAGTTAAAGTAGCAGACGAAATAGTAATAATATTTCCAGATTCAAATACAAATCTTGTATCCTCTACACCTGGCGAAGATGAAAATGAAAGCGCCGGCAGACCCACTCCTAGAATTGCAAAGAAAACTAAAGTAGATGTTAATGAAGATACAAAACTATTTGGTTCTTTAAATTTAAGCCGTGGTAAAAACGACACATTAATACAATCACAAGTTAATGCGATCGGAGCTTCTCAATTAACTTACGATGAAAAGATAAAGCCAGCAAGATCTACTACACCAAATACCGGCGCTGTGACAACCGAAGCAGGAACGCAAGATCCAACTAAACTTACAACTAATTCTAAAATTGCTGAATTTAGTTTACCTCAGGATAGCACTATACAAAATGCAATCAATCAAGTGTTGTATGCAAGTGAATATGCTGTTAATTCTATTAAGACCCCGGGTGATAATAACGGTATGAAAAAATGGTGGAGAATTGAAACTGGCGTGTATGATATCGATACTGCTGTTAATAATCCTAAAACAGGTTCCAAACCAAAATTATTTGTTTATAAAGTTGTTCCATACATGTACCACGAAACAGCAATGCCTGTGCCAGGATCTTCTAGTCCTAGTTTTTCAAATTTATTAGATCAATGTGTTAAAGTTTACAACTATATTTTTACTGGAAAAAATCAAGATATTTTAAAATTTAATCTTGATTTTGATAGTAAATTTTTAGTTGCAATAACAAATGGACTTGCTGAGAGCGAAAACAAAAATGCTGGAGTTACTCCACAAGAAGGAGATGCTCCAAAGAAAACCGGCGATGGCGGAATTAATTATCGTTCAGTTTATACAGCTACACATACCACCAATGAAGGTATGGGCGCAGGAGGCGCATCGAGCCCAGAAGAACATTCGGTTAGATTATTGGCAGATGCATTGGTACACGGTTATGATATACAAAATCTTGAAATGGATATCGTCGGAGATCCGTATTATCTAACAGGTAACGGATTAGGAAATTATAGTTCGCCAGCTGACCCGCAGTATATGAATATCAATCAAGACGGCAGTATTAATTACCAAAACGGCGAAGTAGATATAGCTATAAATTTTAAAACACCACTAGACATAAATTCAAGTACAGGTCTTTTCAATATGGCAGGTAAAAGAATTGGCGAATTTAGTGGGCTATACAAATTAAGAACAATAACTCACAAATTTAAAGGTGGAGAATTTACACAAACTATAATTGCCGCCCGCCGCCCACTTACTGCTACCGATGCTAAACGAATCACATTTAAACTTCAACAACTAAAGGCAAAATAATGACAATGAATCCTAATCTAAGTGATCAACGGCAAGTCGTTAAAACTTCTCCGTTAATTAAAAATAATCCAGGCCCTTTTTTAGCAAGGGTTGTAATAAATCATGATTCAAACTATGACGGAACAATTCGTGTACAAATACTCCACGAAGGGTCAACTGGAAATCAAGTCGCTGGCGAATTAGTTACTTGTTATTATATGAGTCATTACTGGAGCGGAACACCAAAAACATTTAACGGTACTGCAAATACATTTCAGGACACACAAAAATCTTGGGGGTTATGGATACCAACACCTGAAATAGGGTCCGTTGTTATTGTAATTTATATAGAAGGTAATAGTGGAAAAGCATATTGGTTAGGGGGTGTCATACATTCTAACTATGATCAAAATAAAAATTTTGCAGTTCCTGACAAGGCCGCAACAACGTATAATATTGAAGATAATGGTAAACGATTACCAGTTTCAGAATGGAACGAAAGTGTAACAGAGCCTGGCCCGCCTGATACAGAAAAACTAAAACCAGTTGATCCTATATCAAAGATATTTGAAATGCAAGGGTTATTAGAAGATGATATCAGAGGAATTACATCAACTAGTTCTAGAAGAGAAAGTCCAAGTAGCGTGTTTGGATTTAATACTCCAGGCCCTCTCGATTATACAAGTCCTAAAAAAGATATAGGTACAGTAGACGATACTAGTTTAGCATTTGTACATAGATTAGGCGGCAGTTCGTTTGTAATGGATGACGGTGATAAAAAGTATTTTAGAAAAACGCCTGCCAGCGACGGCCCACCGGAATATGTAAAAGGTATTGACGGCGGCGGCGATAACAGGATACCTCATAATGATCTTGTAAGAATCCGTACTCGTACAGGTCATCAAATACTTTTACACAATAGCGAAGATTTAATTTATATTGGAAATGCCAGCGGAACAACTTGGATAGAATTAACTAGTAACGGTAAAATTGATATTTTTGCTGAAGATAGCATTAGCATACACACTAGTAACGATTTGAATATTCGAGCCGACAGGGATATAAATTTAGAAGCTGGCAGAAATGTTAATATTAAAGCTGTAAAAACTCACATAGAAAGTACACTTAATACTGAAATTTATTCTAAAGCTGACACTGTTATTACATCTGAACAACTATCACATATTAATTCAGGAACAGAGCACAGAGAAACTGCCGGAAAGATTTATATGAATAGTAAAGCAAACGAAGCAGATAAAGCAATAGAATTACCAATATATACTATTCCTACAGAGACCGACGGCATTGAACTAGATTCTATATTGTTGCGTATTCCAACACACGAGCCCTGGCCGTTTCACGAAAATTTAAAACCAGAAGATTTTCTTCCTGATATGACTGACATCACAACAGGAACTGCACCTCAAATACCGCCATCATGGATGACGTATACTGCTCCTGATGATACATTTAAACAAGGAAAATAAACATGTCCTCAACTCTATACGATAAAATTACATTAGCCGCAGTTCCAAAAAAAATAGACCCTGTACCACAAGCATATAAAGGATTTAGTACAATAAATCCAAATTCTCAAAGTTATTCGTTATATGATTTAGAATTAATTAAACAAGATTTATTAAATCAATTTCATGTCCGTCGCGGCGAAAGACTAATGAATCCAACATTTGGAACAATTATTTGGGATCTGTTGTTTGAACCAATGACAGAGCAACTTAAAGAACAGATAGTATCTAATGTAAATGAAATTATAAATTATGATCCTAGGCTGGTAGCTCAAAATGTTGTAGTCACTACCTATCAAAGTGGTATTCAGATAGAGTGTACGCTGAAATACCTGCCCTACAACATTCAACAAAGTATGCAAATTAGGTTTGACCAAGCAAATGGCTTACTGGCAACTTAATATACGTACATATTAAAAATCAATAAATATTGATAATAGGATAAAAGATGAGCGCAACAGATAGACAAAATAGACTGCTAGTATCTAAAGATTGGACTAAGATTTACCAATCTTTCCGTAATGCCGACTTCCAAAGTTACGACTTTGAGAACATCCGTAGAAGCATGATCGACTATCTACGCCAGAACTTTCCAGAAGATTTTAACGACTATATCGAGTCTAGCGAATACCTTGCCCTAATCGATCTTATTGCCTACTTGGGCCAAAGCATAGCTTTCCGCGTCGACTTAAACGCTCGCGAAAACTTCTTAGAGCTTGCAGAACGCCGTGATAGCGTGTTACGTCTAGCACGTATGCTTAGTTATAATGCTAAACGCAATCAAGCGGCTAAAGGCTTATTAAAGTTTACAGCATTGCAAACTACACAAAATGTTTTGGACTCAAACGGTCGAAATTTATCTAATCAAGTCATCAGCTGGAATGATAGTTCTAATAATAATTGGTACGATCAATTTATTTCTATTATGAATGCGGCATTTCCGTCATCACAGCAGTTTGGAAATCCAGCAGATAAAGCTACAATATACAGTGTACCAACAGAACAATATCGATTTAACAGTACAAATACTTCTGTTCCAGTATTTGGATTTAGTAAAACTGTTAATGGATCAAAAATGGATTTTGAAGTTACTAGTACTACCTTTACGGGACAGGACTACATCTACGAAGAAACTCCTAAAATTGCCAATACAATGGCATGCATTTATAAAAATGACGGACAAGGATCTGCAAGTGTTAATACTGGATTTTTCTTTAATTTTACACAGGGTAATTTAAATCAAGGATCATTCACAATTAGTCAACCAAGTACTAGTGAATCGGTCGATATAGATTCTACTAGTATTAACGATACCGATGTATGGTTATACAAAGTTGATCAACGAGGAATCGAATCTGAGTTATGGACCCAAGTTCCTAACTTAACTGGCAATAATATTATCTATAATAGCCTTAATAAATCGATCAAAAATATTTATAAAGCAATAACACGAGCAGGCGATCGTATTAGCATTACATTTAGTGATGGCACATTTGGAAATATTCCATTAGGTACCTTTAGCCTTTACTATAGAATTAGCAACGGTCTATCATATACTGTTAACCCTCAGGATATCCGCGGGGTAACTCTTACAATACCATATGTGTCTAGCGTTGGTCAGGCAGAACAATTAACAATTACATTGGGTTTACAAACAAGCGTTAACAATAGCTCTCCAACTGAGTCTAGTGATCTTGTTAAATCAAATGCTCCTGCAACTTATTATACACAAAATCGGATGATTACCGCAGAGGACTATAACATTAGTCCGTTGTCGACAAATCAAGAAATTGCAAAGATTAAATCTGTTAACAGGAGCTCAAGCGGTATTAGTAGATATCTTGATTTAATTGACCCAACCGGCAAATATAGTAAAACTAATTTATTTGCAGACGATGGTGTTTTATACCAAGAAATTTATACAGCAGACAATGCATTTACCTATGCTAGTAGAACCGATGTTCAAGGAATTATTGTTAATAACATATTTGAAATTTTAGAAGATCCTAATTTAAGAAATTTCTACTATTCTAAATTTACAAATATTAGTACAGCATTATTGGATATTTCTTGGTATAATGTTACTACAGATACTGCATTTTCTAGTGGATACCTTGGATCGACAATAGATAAACGACCGTATTTGTTATCTAGTTATACTAATACTGCATTGAAATATGCGGCTACTGGGTCTTTAATAAAATTTATAGCTCCACAAACTGCCAACGGCGACGAGCAAGTATTTGATAAAAATAATAATAACGCATTAATTTTAAAAACAATTCCTGCTAGATCTAATACAAGCGATTATTTGTGGGCCGAAATTGTGTCAGTTGCAGGAGACGGCACAGCAGGTGGCCTTGGCACATTATTATCAGGCGAAGGCCCAGTCGCTTTAAATGATTCAGTACCTACAGGAGCCATAGCTACAAGAGTTGTTCCTGTTTGGAAAACTATTATCGAACCCGATGTCATTACAACAATGATAGATTTAATAATGGGTAATAATCCATTTGGCCTCCGCTTTGATATTAATACACAAACTTGGAAGATAATATTTCAATCAAATCTAGATTCAACCAGTCAGTTTAGTTTAAGTAAACAGGGTGATATAACTAATTTACAATTAGATGCTAGCTGGTTGCTATTGTTTATTACAGACACTATCACATATACAGTAACAACAAGAAAACTACGCTATATTTTTGAAAGCGCGGCCCAAATACGATTCTATTTTGATAATGTTGATAGAATATATGATAATGTTTCTGGTAAGTTGTTAACGGATTCTATTAATATATTGGGCATAAACACTAAACCAAATCTAGCAGAATCGTTTACATTTGACCAGATGTTTAAAATTACTAATCAGTTTATAGGATTAGATGGATATATTGATACTAAAAAAATTATTATAACATTTAATGATAAGAATAATACCGGAGTAGTACAAGACCCTGAGACGTTTGACAATGTTGTTATTCCAACAACAACTGCTAGTTTAGCATCTCAGTATATAATTTTAGAAAAATACTTAGTTGAAACCGGTCAAGAAGATTATCGATATGTTACTAATATTGATAGTAAGGTAATAATACTTACTACACAACCTAAATCTTTTTCTCAGTATAATAATGGACAGTATTTTTACTTCATAGATGTTGATACTGTGGCAAAGTATAATGCAACTACATCAGATTTAATTCCTAGTTTAGATTATAGAGTGTTTTTAGGACGAGATAATCTTAAATTCCAGTACACACATAATGCTAGCGACACACATAGAATTGACCCAGGTGTTAGTAATATTATGGATGTATTTGTATTAACTAATAATTACGATATATTGTTTAGACAATGGTTGGGCGATGTTACAACAACTAAACCGTTGCCTCCGAGTAGCGATGAATTAAACAGTACACTTGCTCCTAAATTAAATTTAATTAAATCAATTAGTGACGAAATTATATATCACCCAGTCAAGTACAAAGTGTTATTTGGATCTAAAGCTGAGAAAAATTTACAAGCACAATTTAAAGTCATTGTTAATAGATCAGTAGTAACATCTGATAACGATATAAAAACACAAATTTTAATAGCAATGAACAACTTTTTTGCGTTAGGTAACTGGGATTTTGGCGATACATTTTACTTTACGGAAATGGCCAGCTACATTACTTCGCAAGTGAGCCCGGCAATTGTTAATTTTGTAATCGTCCCTGCCGGCAATTCGTTATCTTTTGGCGGATTGTTTGAAATTACAGCTGGCCCGGATGAAATTTTTATTAGCGGCGCAACTATTGATAATATTGATATAGTACCTTCTATAACATCTACAATTATCAATAGTATAGGAAATATTACAGTGAAATCAAATGCAATTGCAGTGCAATCATTAACAAGCTCAGCTTACGGATCATCTAATGTCTGATAAAATTAACCCAACTGGTAACAACGACTATTCGATGGTAGAGTTACTACCAAAATATTATCGTTCTGAAGATAACAGAAAATTTATACAAGCAACACTAGATCAGTTGTCGCAAAAAGGTACGGCTAAAAAAATTACAGGTTTTGTTGGCAGGCAAAATGCAAAATCTGCCGACGGCAATGACATTTATGTAACGGCTCCTAATAGTGTACGACAAAATTATCAATTAGAACCCAGTATAGTTGTTAATGATTCTGTAGGAAATGTGGAATTTTTTAAAGATTATCAAGACTATATTAATCAATTAAAAATCTTTGGGGCTAATACAAGCAATCACGAACGTATTAATCAACAAGAATTTTATTCTTGGGATCCGCATATTGACTGGGATAAATTTGTTAATTTTCAACAATATTACTGGTTACCCTATGGCCCGGACTTAATAACAATTTTTGGCCAACAATTAAATGTTACTAGTACATATACAGTAACAATTTCTGAATCCGTAACTTTACAAAAAGAATATGTCTTCACCCCAAACGGACTAGACAGAAATCCTGCTATAACACTATACCGAGGCCAAACATACTATTTTGAAATTGATAGTCCGGGCGAGCCATTTAGTATTAAAACTTCAAGAACGCCAGGAGTCTCCGATAGATACACGGATGAAAAATATGTAGATAAATTTGGAGTTGAATCAGGAACTATTAAGTTTACAGTTCCGCTTCAAGGCCCTAACACGCTGTATTATGTAAGCGAAAGAAATCCAGACCTTGGTGGACTAATTAACTTTTTAGATATCACTGAAAATTCATTTATTAACATTGAAAAAGAAATACTAGGAAAGAAAACGTACACACTTGCAAATGGAACGCCATTAAGTAACGGTATGAAAGTTGCGTTCGGAGGTAATGTAACTCCTGAAAAATATGCAAAGGGCGAATATTACGTTGAAGGCGTTGGAGGAACAATAACTCTAATCTCCACAGATGTATTTGAAATTATCAGTTCTTATACAGAAGACGTGTCAGTCACATTCGACTCTACGTTGTTTGATCAATATCCATTTGCATCGGCAAATTCGTTTGCCGGCAAACAAGATTACATTACAGTTAATAGAGCAAGCAAAGACCTAAACCCATGGACTAGATATAATCGCTGGTTCCATAAGGATGTAATCGAACTTAGTGCTACGTTTAATAAAAAATTGCCAAATTTTGATCAAGCAACACGAGCAGTCCGACCTGTCATTGAATTCGAAGCCGGCCTAAAATTATTTAATTTTGGAACAGTAGCTATAACAGATGTTGATTTAGTTGACAATTATACTACAGATGTGTTCAGCACAATAGAAGGCATCGCAGGTTATAATGTTGATAATATAGCATTAACGGAAGGTATGCGTGTAGTTTTTATTGCAGATACTGACGATAAAGTGCGTAATAACATTTATAAAGTTACATTTGTTAATATTCAAAATTCTGGAATTGGTGTTCCGCAAATTAGATTAATTTTAGACGAAACACCAGTTAACAATACAGGAATATTAGTAAGACAAGGTAAAACATATCAAGGTCAAAGTTTTTGGTTTAATGGCTCAACATGGAAGTTTAGCCAACAAAAGACTATTGTTAATCAAGCACCGCTGTTTGATTTATTTGACCATACCGGAATAAGTTTTGCAGAATATGCAGGATCTACTTTCAACGGTAGTAAAATATTTTCTTATAAAATCGGAACTACAACGGCCGATAGTGTGTTAGGGTTTAGTTTAAGTTATCAAAATATTAATAATATTGGTGATATACTTTTTAATTTTAACTTATTAACTGATAATTTCAATTATAAACAAACTGATATACTACTTACAAAATCAGTTAATACTGGATTTTTATCTAAATTAACCTATATAAATTCTACATCATATGTTAATGGGTGGCAAACTAGTAAAGTGACCCGCTACCAACCAGCGGTAAGAATATATAAAAATTCTGAATTAACAAATAATTTTCCTTTAGATATCTATGATAATATTACAGATTTAATAGATTTAGAAGTTAGAATTTATATTAATGGGCACCGCTTAGATCCTGCACTATGGTCAATAGTTGATAGCGTCATATATAAAAAAATAAAATTACAAAAAGATATTACATCATCTGATGTATTAACAATCAAAGCATTCTCGGCACAGCCAATCAACAATAATGGGTTCTATGAAATTCCTATTAATTTACAAAATAATCCATTAAACACAGACATGGGATTTTTTACTCTTGGTGAAGTTGCAGATCATTTAAATTCTATTGTTGAAAATATTCAAAGTCAATTTGTTGGAACTGTTAACGGAACTAATAATTTAAGAAACTTAGGAAATGTTACTGCTTATGGAACAAAGTTTGTACAACATAGCGGGCCCGCAAGCCTAGCAGTATATCATATTACTAGTGAAAAAAATAATATTGTTAGAGCATTAGAAAAATCAAGAGATGATTACGGTAAATTTAAACGTAGTTTTCTACTTGCGGCACAACAATTAGGTATCGACACCGATGTTGTTACTCAGGTTAATTTAATTTTAAAAAAATTATCTGCAAATAAGACTCAGCAATCGTCATATTATTTCAGTGACATGGTTCCTTATAGCGGTAATAAAATATCTAAATATACAGTAATTGATAAACGAATTAAAACTTACCCACTAACTACAATTTTTAATAATAAAGTATTAAGTAATAAAGCAGTTAGTGTGTATCTTAACGGTTTCCAACCGCCTACTGGATCTCAATTATTACAAGACGTACATTATTCTTTCACATTGGATGGTTATGTTTTAATTAATGATACTGTTTCTTTAGTAAACGGCGATGTGCTTACTATAATCGAATATGACAGCACTGACGGATGCTTTATACCACCAACTCCGACTAAATTAGGATTATGGCCAAAGTTTGAACCAAAGATTTATACAGATTATAGTTTGTTCACTCCAAAAACGTTTATACAAGGCCACGACGGAAGCCAAGTATTAGCTTATAATGATTATAGAGATGATATAATTTTAGAATTAGAAAAAAGAATTTATAACAATCTACAAGTTGATTACGACCCTAGTATTTTTAATATCCATGATATCATTCCTGGTTATTTTAGAGATTCTAAATATAGTTTAGAAGAATTTAATCAAACCTTAGCTCCTAGTTTTTATAAATGGGTTAGCATCACCGGCCGAGATTTTTCTAAGCAGTTAGGATTTGACAATAACAACACATTTACTTACAATTATAAAGGACATACTGCTCCCGATGGAAGAGCACTTCCTGGTTATTGGAGAGGAATTTATCGTTGGATTTATGATACAGAAAGACCTAATATGTGCCCTTGGGAAATGTTGGGTTTTAGCGAAGAGCCAAAGTGGTGGCAAGAACAATATGGGCCAGCACCATATACAAGTAATAATACTATTATGTGGGAAGATTTATCCATTGGTGCAGTTAAAGTACCGGGCCTTCCCGTAGAATATAGAACAAATTTTGCAAGACCTAATTTATTAAAACACCTTCCAGTAGATGAAGCAGGCAAATTAGTAAGCCCGGTAGTATCTCAACTAGCAAACGGTGTGTTCACTACAGATAGACGTAGCCAACATATATTTGGAGATGTTGCTCCGGTAGAAGCCGCATGGAGAAGAAGCAGTTATTTTCCATTTAGTGTATTAATAGCTTCTATGATTTTACGTCCTGCTCATACACTTGCAACTTGTTTAGATAAATCTCGCACAGTAAGAAATTTATGCGGGCAACTAGTTTATAAAGATACTTATCTTAGAATCACACCTCAAGATATTGTCTTACCAAGCATTTATTCTAGTTCATCACGAGTATATACTTCTGGAATTATTAATTACCTAGTTGAATCATTAATTAACAACAACTTTAATTATTATTCTGAATATCAATATAATTTAGATAATTTAACTATAAAATTATCTTATAGATTCAGCGGGTTTACAAGCAAGGAAAATATAAATTTAATTTTAGATAGCAAAAATCCTGCCTCGACTGGAAATATTTTTGTACCTCAAGAAAATTATAAAATTGTTTACAATACTTCAAACCCTATTAAAAAATTATCTTATAGCGGTGTAATTATTGCTAAAGTAGATACA